AATTTGCTCAGCTTGTTGATTATCATAAGACTTTTCAAACTGTCGCACCTCATGTTTGAATTCGCCATCTTTACCTTACAATCATTTTTACTTTTACTCAGTACTTCATTGAAATCAATAAAATTATATTTCAGCTTATATTCTGTACCCTTAATTTCTTTTCGAATCACCTTCATAAGAATATACATATTTTCTAAAACATCTTTAGAAAATAGTTTTTCATTTTTCATTTTTTTGTAAATAGTCTCAGCAAGAAAAAGATATTGTGGCATGTTACAAATTCCATTTCATAATTTCCTCTTATTCTATAATATAGAATTATTAAATTAATATTACAAGAATTTACTCAAAGTTTTTTATTTTAAATTTTGAAGTAATATCAAAATATTAAGATAGTAATTCCTAATAAAAAGGTCTATTTCTTTTTTAAGAAATAGACCTAGCGAAAAAAGCGCTCAAACCTAAAAATGGCTGATTTAGTATTAGCTGCCCTTATTCAAGTTGGTACTATTAAGTAATTTAGAAAATGCTCAATTAACCTCTCTCTTTAAATTTCTCTGCTTCCATCTAGTCCCTACATCTTATGAAATGGACCCCATATTGCATTCATATTCTTGAGCTGCTTCTCTTCGTAGTTAAGCCTTTTTCTGATTAGCTTGAACTTGGGTCGGGGTTAGCTTGTTTGGATTGTATTTTTTTGAGCGTTTTTTGCTGGTTGCTTTAGATTTCATTTGCACCCACCCCCTTTAGCTCTTAACTTTTCAGCAACTAAACGATCAGCTACACGCTTAACTCGATTCCAAACAAAGTTGTGATCAATTTCAGAACGACCTTGATAAATACGTTCAAGTTGAAATGCCGTAACTGAATAATCCACTTCTAAGGCCAGTAAATCCCAATCTTCATTAAAAGCTGTAGCGTAGGGGGTCAATTGGCTTTTCTGTGCCAAAATACGCAATTGGCGAGCATCTGGACCACGTTTTACAACTGGTTTTGGCTTAGATTTGATTAAACCAGTTGAAAGCGCCCATTCGACACAAGTTTCGCAACGACAACATAAACGCTTATACATAGGTCCGGTGCCGTGAGGCATATTGAGATCACGCCCTATAGACTCAACGTGTCGAATTTTATTACCAGGATGTTTCAGCCATTTCTTAACTGCTTTTTCTAATGCTTTTCGCTCCTTAGATTTAGCTGCTACGTTTGAGTAAGCAACTAATGCGTATTCAGATTTTTTCATATCAACAAATGCGTTCACTGTGCTTTACCTCCACCTATACGAGCATCATCCCAATCACATTCCACAATATCTAAGCCATCATGTTGAAATCTTGACCAAAGCCGGTCCCCAAGATCATCGCGAACCTCAGAAAGGCTTAGGTTTGAAATCACTACTGTTGGCTTCATCTCGTCATAACGAGTAAGTAGAACCTTATGAACACTCTCAAGCAGGTGAGGACGTTTTTCAGCACGGTCATGTAAGCCATATTCGTCAATAATTAATAAATCTTTGCCCACATAACGTTTTAGTGCTTCATCTTCGCTATCACCGCTACGGCGATAGGCACCCGCAATATCTTCAGCTAAGTCTGCAGACGTAATGTAAATAGCCTCCCAGTTTTTAATGATGATATTTTTCAGAATAGATGAACCTAGATGGGTTTTACCTGTTCCAGTACGACCAACAAGGAGTAAATTTCTAAAAACACCTGCATTGAAATCCATAGTGAACTTTTCACAAGTTTTACGAGCTTTGTCTTGTCCTTTGTGAGTTACTGCATAGTTGCTAAAGCCGCTATTTACATGTCTTTTAGGGATACCAGCTCGAGCCATTTTCAAATTTAAAATACGAATATTCTTATCGCTTTCATATTTTTCATTTGACTGCTTCATGATTTTTTCAACACAAGACTGACAAACGATTCGACCATGTACATTGATCATTTGTTCTTTGTGGATCTTACAGATCTGGTTTGTATGGGAAATTTTATATTCCAATTTTTGAGGCACTGCGTTCATATCAACTCACCCTTCACAGCTGTGTGAGCAACCGGTTCATATTTCTTTGGCGCTCCCCATTGATCATTTACGTTGCGTGGTAACGATTGATGGTTTGACTGTTGACCAGTAGTCATTTCGGGTTTTTCGTTTAGGTACCAAGATGCTTTGAAGGCACCCCAAGGATTTTGTCTTTTCAAACAATATTCGACGGCTTGCTGAAGTGTGATTCCTGCTTTTTGGGCTTCATTCAAAAGTGCGTCAAAAGCGTTTTCGGTGTTTTGAGCTTTCTTGGCTTTACGTACTTGTAAGAACTCAGCAGCGTCTTTCTCAGGTACACCATTTTTTTTCAAAGCACTCTTGAAACTAAATTTTGCTTGAGTCGATGAATCAACTTCGCCAACGGCGGAGTTGTTATTCCCTTCTGGATTCAGTGAATCAGGATTCAGATTAAGGGAATCAGGATTCAGATTAAAGGAATCAGGAATCAGGGCGTTTTGGTCTGAGATAGAAACAGTTTTAGAACCGTTATCTAACTGTTCTTGTGTGTTTCCACTACTGTTTGCTTGATTCGATTCACTTTCTTGATAACTGTTTTCAACAGCAGAACCAGTATTTTGAGGGGCAAATGGACCTGTTTTATCGTAAAAATGCTTTAAATCAGCTTTATTTAGCTGAATTGCCTTTCCAACAATTGTTTTGTTTTTTGGATTACGTTGATAGACAGTGTAGATGCCATTTCTGTCAGGTAGCTCACTATCTTTCTCAAGACCATGTGGGTTTTGATGTTTAACAAAGTTAACGATATGGATAACATCAATACCATCAGCGTTATATAACTCGATAAAACCAAACTTAGAAATGTTCTCTAACTGTTCTGCAACGTTTATATCGTCTGCAGGAAATAAAGACATTTTGATTTTCTTAGGTCGATTTTCGAGTCGGCCTTCGCGATCTGCTAAAGTCCAAAGCCCTATAAATAGCAATCGTGCTTCATAAGGTAATTCAATAATGTCTTCATTCATAAAGAATGAGGGCTTAATATTTCTAGATCTTGCCATTTCTTAAGCTGCCTCATATAAGTGTTCATGTGCAAAATTTGCACGTACTAAAGCTTCAGAGAATTGAGGAGGTACAGAATTACCTACCATTCTTCCCTGTTCTGTCTTAGTTAATTTGATAGTGTTTCCATGTTCATCGATCCCATGATCAATGATGTAAGTAGGTTCAAAACCTTGTGCAGTGAATAGTTCTCTTGGCTGAAGCATACGGAAGCCAATATCAACAATTTGGTGCAGCTCACCTTTAACCATTACAAGGCCAAAACGATCACGTGTTGGTATCGTACGAAGTGGCTCATGAATGCTATTTCCGTCTTTCTGACTACCGTAGAAGGCAGTTAAAAATGCTTGTACCAATGCAAAATGACCCGCACTTGTAGTAATGGTGTGTAATGGTTCATCTACTGGTTGACCAATGTTGTTATTACGCAGTTTCACCAGGTTGCTGACGACTAAACTGTTATGATCTTTTGCAGTAATCGTATGAAGTGGTTCACGAATATCACTACCAACTACACCCGTATAATGCTTAGCAATGAACGCAGTAACTAACGCATGATGCCCACCTTTCACCCCTGCGCAAATTGTGCGTAAAGGTTCATCAATAGGCATACATCTTGGGCTAGATGCATTTGCACACTCAGTAAGTACTGGGGCAACGCTTTTAACCTTATCCATTGGAACAATAAATGGTTCTGGATTATTGATCACATAACGGACTAAACCATTTGCTATACGGCGACAAGTTGCCTCAACTAGAGGTTTCTTACGAGTAAAAATACTTGGGCAAGGAATCGACCAATCTATACATTCTGCAGTGATTCGCCATGGTTTTAATTTCCCAGCTTTAACTGCTTTGCTATCTGGTGCAGCATGCGTAGGCTTGGGCCAAACTATAGGAAAATTGTCACGGCGAGCAACAAGAAAAAACCGTCTTCTTAGTGTTGGAGATCCGTAATCCCGAGCACTCATTACTCGCCATTCAACTTTATAACCTTGATGACGTAATGCATTAACAAAGCACCTGAATGTTTCACCTTTGTGCTTTTTACTCGGGAATCCATCTTTTCCTAGTCTGCCCCAAGTTTTGAACTCTTCAACGTTCTCGAGCATGATTATACGTGGTCGTGTAAAGTCAGCCCATCTAAGAGCAATCCAAGCTAAACCACGTATTTTCTTTTCAACCGGTTTTCCACCTTTTGCTTTAGAAAAGTGTTTGCAATCTGGACTAAGCCAAACCAGTCCTACAGGCTGATTGTTAGTAACTTTTACAGGGTCAACATCCCAAACATCCTCACAAAAATGACGAGTATTTGGATGATTAGCACGATGCATTGCAATTGCTTTAGGATCGTGGTTAATAGCAATATCAACGGGACGGCCAAAGGCTTTTTCTAAGCCAGTAGATGTTCCACCACCACCTGCAAAATTATCAACAATCAATTCATGAGGTAATAAGTTAAGATTGAGGCACATATTCATAATGCACCACCATTAACTTTTTTAAGCGTTAGTAAAACAGTGAATAATTGACCTGCAGAATATTTAAATGTCTTAACTTCAGTGCACTCAACTAAAAAGCGATGTTCACCAAAATTAACCCTACTTCCTGGTCTATCAAGTGTATAACGGCTCCAACCTTCAGGAATCGGATCACAGGAAAAATGGCCGTAGAATTTTTCAGGTCCACATTTAATGCTACAAAGGGGTTCAGCTACCCAAAAAACTTGATTGAGAAATTTTTTTCTCGCACGAAATTGATTGTTTTCCCCTTCCTTAATTCGCATATTTACCGCTATTTCGCATAATTCCCTATCGCGGATATTTTTAGCTTGGTTGCGGTCAACGATGAGTTTATTTTTCATATCGCTCACCCATCCAATCCAATTAAATTCTTAAATTCAGAAATCACATCTACCAGCATTTTTTCGAGGTATACGTAATCAGGATTTAATTTGGATGGCCCACTTTCCCAAAGCCAGTCTTCACCAAACAGTTCACACATGATTGATCGGTCTTTAAAAGTGAGCTGGTCAAAGAAATTTGAAAAACATTCGAATTCAATTTCTTTAAGGTGTTCATAAAAATTTCTAAGATCTTTTTTGGAAATTGCGCCACTTGATCGACCATCTTTTAATTCAGATAGCTTATTGATAGCTATGTATTCAATTACTTCATTACCATCCTCAACATCTACCCACTTTTCAATTTTAGGAAAAAGTTTATTAAGTAAATAAGGAGCATGGCATTGGGCAATGAACTCTTTAAAAGTTGGTTGACCAACATGAGAAAAGAAAGCGGAACCGGTAAAACTACTTAAAACGACTGTTAGACGTCCACCGCCAGCACTATATAAATTATTTGGATCAACATAAGCTAAAGCCCAGTCTGACTTATATTCACCTATTTTTTTGAAGACGAACTTTTCCATTAAAAGTTCCCCAATGAAATTGTCTTCTCTATATACAATCTGGCTCATGAGGCGCCACCTTGGTTAACTTTATAAGACTTGCCATAGAGGACCAACTCAATAGTGCTAGTACTTACAGCAAATTCTTTTGCCAAATCTTTAACTTTTGAGCCTGATGCACGTTTTTTCCTAACGCTCTCTACTTGCCCTTGATTAAGTTTTGCATTTATATGTGATGCCCCCTGCTTATATCCACCATGCTGAACCCTATCATTTGCATTATCTTGTTTTGTGCCATAAGCTAGATTTTCGTAACGATTATCGGATGGAATCCCATTTAGATGGCGTACTTCTTGATTTTCTGGAACAGGCCCAATAAATGCATCTGCAACAAGTTGATGAACACCAATTGGTCTTGATTTGCCATTACCGATATATACAGAAACGGTGCGATATCCTTTTGAAGTGGTAAATTGCGATAGTTCTTTTGAGTATGAAAAATCAACTCTATTTAGCCCTTTGGCTAACCTACCCTTGCGACGGTGTGTAAAAACTTTCCCATCTGCAGTGACTGAGTAACTGTTAAACGATGGACATCTTTTCATTGATCAATCCTCCGAAAAGAAATACACCAAACCCAAGGGTTTTCATTCCAAGATTCTTTACCTTTTATTGCTTCCCAATGTTTTTGAAAGTTAAGAACTGGGTTATGAGAATTATTGCTTTGCATAGTTGAATCAGTTTTAGGTTTATCAAAACCTTCAGCCTTAGCATCTACATCACTAATTTCATGTAAACGCTCAACACGGATATCAACTATTTCAAGCAAAACACGTGATGCTTTACGAGGCATACGAGAAGATGGCTTCCATCTAACTGGATAACCCTTTCCCTTACAGTCGTAATAAGCAATTTCATTTGGGTTATCTGCTTTGTAGACAAATGACTCATGAGGAGTTCCACCTAAACTTCTAATTTTGGTGCCATACGTCTCTTGAACAAAAAGCTGGTCGCCAATTGCTCCAAAAGGACAAATTTTCTGAAAATAAGAAGATATTTGTGATTTAGAATCTTCTAAACCAAAGAACTCTCCAAGATGTTCAGCTATATCAATTTTTTTTTGAACTTTACTCTTAATAATTCGGCGTGTTTGCGTCTTAGATCCATTTAAAATGGCCCTAACCATTTCTGAATTAAATAAAATTGGACGTACCGTCATGCTGCACCTTCCTGAGCTGGTTTATACAAGCTCACTTGTTCAGCATAATTCCAAGCACGTTCACAGATATTATTAAAAGAAGAGCGTCTTTCATCTAACCACTGCTTACGCCATTCTTTTTGTTCAGCTGGATCTTTAATTAAGTTGTAAGCTTTGAAAAAAGCTGTTCGGTCAAGGTAGGAACCTAATAAAACGCTATTAAAGCTATCTGCTAAATCTTGTTTTTCTTCATCTCGAACTTGAATAAGTGTTTCTTCAAAATTTGTTCCAAATTTAGAGATAAACCATTCTTCATGTCCACCGAAAAGAAAGAACGGAACATCTAAATCATGTTTTATCCCCTTCGCGGAGTATTGACCATTTCCAAGTACACAAGTAACTAAAGCAGCAATTTTTAAATTTGGTGCTTCAAATGTACATTTATCACTAAGGTTTATTAATTCAAAAATCACTGTTCAGTCCCTACCTCAAATCGTAAATCTAAGAAAGCTTGGTTCACTGGACCTACATAACGTGACCAGCCAAAGTTTTCTTGCCAAAACCACCAATTGTTCTGCTCGTCACGCTTCCACGGCGTTCCCTCAGAATCAGTGTGATTGGTTCCTAACGGCCAAACCTTTTTTTCTGAAGTCATGAAATCTCCTTTTGTGCATTGAATGCACGATCTAGAAATTTCTCTTCATCGGTTTGAGTGTTTACGATTTGATGCGGGGCATCTTGATTAATAAGACAAGTTGAGCACTGTTCTTCTTTAAAATCAGTGCATTTGCCTGAGCAGTGATGATTTGCTAAATTACTCACGTTCATTCTTCCAAGGGTTTGAACAGCCATAGACCATTTCCTGTTGGCGCAGGGAGTGGTTTTTTATTTCCAGCTAAGTAGATCAAGCTGGACTGATTTATCACTAGCATTTGTATGCCGCGATTTTTCGGCCCGTAAAGGCACTAATTCGAAGGTATCTCTGGTATACCCGTTATCTTTTGACCCACAAAAAACATTTCTGAGAAACTGGTATTCGGATTCAGCTTCTGAGACTTTTCTAGTGCAAATGTTTTTAATTACCTCGAGAGAGCTTTTACCTGCCATCTCACCTTCTACTTCTGAAATCTTTTTCTTACACATAGAACGGATGAGATTAGATAAGGAATTCTTGCCTTCTAGTTTGGCAATCCATTCCATCTTTGCTTTTTCTTCTAAAGTTAATTTCGATGATGCATTTGCAAGAAGTTTTTCAGCCATGGTTATGCCTCATACATTCCTAAAATTGGTTTTTATGCAGATCGATTTAATTGTTTTGTCTTGGATTCCTCATATTCTCTTTTCTGTTCAGAGGCAACTAACGCGTCTAAAGCAACACCTTTGTTATAAGCAACTTCTTTTTGTTCGCCACTTGCAATTTTTGAAACAGAACTTTGAGAAATCCCAGTTCTTTCTGAGATTTGCTGTTGAGTCAAACCTCGACTATTTGAAAGGTAAATAACCTTATCTTGAATATTCATGCACATATAAATGCCTCCGTGTTAAGGCATATTTTTATTCACTAATGAATAGTTGTCAATACATTAATGAATTGTTTCACAAAAAATATTCATTTTTGAATAAAATTAGCTATCCATCTTGGAGTTGGAAAAATGCACCTTCAAAAAAACGTTAAGTACCTGTTAAAAAAATACAGCACTACTACTACAGGTCTTAGTAAAAAGTCTGGAGTACCACAACCTACACTTTTTCGTTGGGAGAATGGGCAATATAAAGAACCAAAGATATCTACCGTTGAAAAATTAGCCTCTTGGGCAGGCTATGATGCCAATACACTGCTCAATAATGACTTAGAAGCCATTGATAATATTAATAATGATTTAGATGAATTGGTGTTAGATAACAATGTAAATCTATCAAATAAAATCAAATTAGATGGAGAGCAAATTCCAGTTATTTCTTGGGTTGCAGCAGGTTCATTTACAGATGTTCAAACAGTATTGAAGGACACTGAAGTACTTGAATGGCTTCCACCAATGAAGAAAGCTGGAAAAAATGGTTATGGACTTATTGTAACTGGTACATCAATGTTACCTAAATTTGAACCAGGTGATCGAATATATGTAAATCCAGACTACCCAGTTTTTGATTTAAAAACCAATGATTTAGTTATTGTTTCTTGTGCTGGTGATACACAAGCTACATTTAAGAGATTAATAATTGAAGATGGAGAAGAAAAATATTTAGAGCCACTAAATACTAAATGGCCTGAACAAATTATTAAGCTAACAGAAGAATGTAAGTTGGTTGGTAAAGTCGTTGGTATGCATAGAGAGTTTTAAGGATAAATAAGATGTTGAAAGTAACTGAATTTCAAGGAATTAATACTGTTTTAACAACTTTTGCAGAAGAAGTTATAAAAACTCAACCTGAATTAGCTGCTAATATTCTTTTAAATATTAAAAATATTTCTAATGAACACCATCCGTTAGTTGAACAATCTTTCATCTTAGATAATTTTGAAAACCATGATTTAGCATCTTTAAATATAAAAGAAGCTTTAAATAGTTTTAATCATGAGTTAGCAAGATTAATGATTTTGACTAAAAATAATTTGATCAAAAACTAAAAATGATTGGATTCCGTTCAATTGAATGTTAACCCTTGTAAATACATGTAAATATATACGAAATACTCAGTTTAATACTGGGTATTTTTTTGCCCTAAATAAATCATATTGGTTGTTTTATATACAATTAATTCATTAGTGAATAATTTGTTGTTGATTTAATCTATTCATTGATGAATAATAATTTCACCAACACATCTCATGGTGAATAAAAAATGAGTACATTACGCTCTACAGATTGCGAAGAATTTATTAATGACATCGATGGCGGTGCCTTTGCAAAACAACTTGGCTATGCAGTTAGCAAGGTTGCAAGTGCTGCTGTTGATACACAAAAAGTCGGCGAGATCACAATTAAATTAAAGTTCTCTAAAGGCGTTGGTCACAACAACGTTACTGTAGAGCACAAACTAATTTCAAATGCCCCACTCCCAAAAGGTAAAAGTGTCGAAGAACACGGTGACAAAACACCTATGTATGTAAACACACGTGGTGATGTATCGCTTTTTGCTAAACACACTGACCAGCTTTTTGAAGAAAAAGCTTAATTTTTAAAAACTTTTTATCTCAACTAAAGGAAAGACCTTCATGTCTGAAAAAATCGAAATCGAAAAATTTTTAGGTTTAGCTAAACCTGTAATTCCACTTGAGCGTGGTCAGCTTGTAGCGTTGCATCATGACTATAGTGTTATAGCTGCTGAAAAATTTATGGATGCTCGCTTCCGTCCTCATGGTGAATTTACTACACCAACATTTAACGACTTTAAAGATTTTGTAGTTGCAGAAGGCGGTAAAAATACACCAATTTTTGTTAATCAAAATGACATGAAAGCTATTGCAGTTCTTAACTTCCATGGTGAAGGACAAGCCCAAGGCCATTGTGACTACTTAGCTTCTTTATGTTTAGAATCAACTGTTGTATGGAAAAAGTTGAATCAACTTAAAGACCATAAATTAGATCAACGCAACTTTGCTGTTTTCATTGAAGATTGGGCTCAAGTACTTAATGCATTTGATGAAAATCATAATGTCATTGATATTAAAGATGCCCTTGTTGCAGTACGAAATATGCAAATTGAAGCATCGACTACTAGTAACGCTGAAGTAGAAAACACACGTCAGGTTCAATCTGAAATGGCCCAAATTGCAGCATCTGCTAAAAAAGGCGTATTACCGGCTTATTTCACCATCCAAGATTCAGCTTACTTAGGTCTTGCAGAACGAGAAATCAAATTACGTTTAATTGTGAATAGCTCTGGCAGCACACCTCAGTTTGCCATTCAAATTGTCAAAGAAGAGTTATTACGTAATGAAATTATTGAAGATTTCAAAGAAGAAGTAATAGCTTTACTTCCTGAAAACCCTGTACGAATTGGGTCATTTAAATCTTAAGAAATAAAAAAAGCCCTGAAAACTTTGGACGGCTATCGGGGCTTTTTTCAACCAATACTACATAAACGTCAAAAGGTGAATTCTCATGGATCACTACAAAGACAAAGTTATAGACGAACAAGGCTTGATTAGCGTTTCGGAGGCGTTACGAGCTATGGCTTGTGGTCGTGTTATTCAATGTTCAAGTAAAGACTTTCCAAATTGGAAGGACATGGAAATCACAAATATTAATGCGAAAAATTTAATTGATGAAGAGCGCATTAATAAAAACGGCTTGAAGTACAGATATAAACCTTCGCAAATGTCTGTAAATGCTGAGCTAACACAAATGAAAAAGCCTCAATGACTTTGGACGGCTATCGAGGCTTTTTCTACCAATACTGTACGTATAAAGGCAAATTATTATGAATCAGAAATATATAAACAGTCAATCTGCCCCATCTACACCTATTTGTTTCGTGCCTGAACTTAGCGGGAATAAAACAAATAAACCAGCTACTTCTAAACTTTATCAGCATCCATCAGCAGAGGATCTAAAGTTTAAAAAAGATAGTAAATGGCCGTATGTTTTATGCTTCCTTATATTTAGTGCATTAGCTATTGCTTTCCTTTATGCATGTGATGCAGAGGCTCAAGTGCGTGAGCAGAAGACTCAACATTGGCAACAACAATTTAACTCAGGCGAACCTGTTGATGTTCAAGTACATGTAGTTAAATTAGGTGGTGCACAATGAGAACAAACTATTTACGAGGATCTAAACGTTACGAAAATAATCTGAATGGTCAAGTAAACCATAAATCAACTTTCCGTGAATTCGTAGGGAAGGATGAAGAACGTGGTTTATACAAAGTCCGTCTTGGCTATACAGTTTATGCTGCAAATCACACTTTAACTCGTGTTTATACGGTTAATGAAAACAATGAATTAACTCCTGTTTCACAATATACATTAAATACAAACGAGTGGATTTTAAGAAATCTAGAAACCGAAATTAAATATCGTAGAGGACGTGAATTAGGTCAAATTCTTCAAAAAACGCACATCCCTTCCCCTGACCGGAAAGCCTACAAAATTCGTCGTGGCTTTCTTGGTACACGCTAGTTGGGGATATTTATGTTAGCTATTAAATCTTTTCGTGTGATTTATGGTACCTGTCCAAGATGTACTAATGACAAATGCACTTTAGGTGTTAGTCATTCTGGCTCTGGTGCTCAATGGGAATGTCACAACTGTGGCTTTTGCTGGCCTAACAGTTAAATGGTGCATGATCAATGAAAGCAATTATTTTAGATACGGAAACCAACAAATTAAATGGTTATCCAATTGAAATCGCTTATGCGCCTTTTAGCTTAGAGAATGGTCAATTGTTAGTTCATAAGGATGAGGTTTTTAACCGTTTCTATTCTTGTCCTGAACCAATTGATTTAGAAGCAATGGCTGTACACAACATCATTGAAACGGATATTGAAGGTCAACCAAGTTGCGAATCGTTCCGGTTACCTGAAGGTGTTGAGTTCATTGTCGGCCACAATATTGATTACGACATCAAAGCTCTAAATAAATGTGGACCAGCAATTAAGGTAAAGACTATATGTACTTTAGCTTTAGCAAGGGACGTATGGCCTGATTTAACAAGTGCGTAAAGCGCTTCAAAATATTTAAAGGTTAGCAACTATGAAACCTACTCTATTTACGCCTGAAACATGGGCGGAGTTTACCCAACAACTCAAAAATTCTTGGGAAAATGATAACGCTGGTACAGATTCACCTATTTTCGTTGTTCAATCAAAAAATATTGTGTGGGGTTTAGACCCTGCAAGCGATTCAGTTGAAATTACGAATATTGTAGATGTAGATCAGGAATCAAAATATAAATCAGTTGAAGAGTTTTTTGATTCACTAAAAGCTGCAGAAAAACATGATTTAAATGGATTGGCTATTGATGAAGAAGATGAGCTTTTCCTCGATGCCAAAGTATCAACACAAATTAATATTTTATCGGAATGGAACGAACGCAACGTCTATATTTGTCATGGTAAATATTTTTGGGAAGATATTAATTGCCATCCAACACGGTCAGCTGCTGAAGCATTTATTAATCGTAAATCACATGATTATGGTGAGTTACGTGTATTTGTAAAATCACTTTATTGGTGTGATGAGTTTAAAAATCTACTGAATGCAATTATTAATGGTGAAGTGGGTTTGACAAGTATAGATGACGACAACATTCTAAACGTTTTGGGACCAATTGAACCTAAAGCAGATAAAGAAACTAACTCAACTCAAGCAAAAAAATCTGCGAAGAAGGCCAATATCAAAGAGGAAAATTGGACTCGTTACCATAATGACAAACCGGTTGAGTCTCCGTTAGCTGGCCTTATTGAAAAGCTAAAGAAAACTAAAACTGCAGATGCAGCTAATAGTCTCATTGAGGAAACGAAAGACTGGTCTTCTGAAGATCAAAAATCTTTTTTAACTGAGTTAAATAAACACTTAGTCATTATTGCTGGTCAATCAAAAGAAAATATTTCTATTGGGGAAAAGATCAGACAAGCAAAGGACCTGACTACATTAGATGCCCTTGAAATTGATATTTCAGAAGCAGATGAACGTATTCAAGAACCCCTAATGGAGCTGGTTGTAAAAAGAAGAAAAGAACTTGAGGTTGAAGGTAACTTTTTATTGGAGTCGCCTAAATGATTCAAATTTATAACAGCAAAACTAGAACATTTACTGTGATCGGTAAACGAACCCAAGTTTTCTTAAATGTTTCACTTAATGAAACTGAAGCTTTGCTCTTCAAAGCGAAACTTAAAGATTCTATTTGGAGATTCTAACATGATGAAGTACATCCCTGACTCAATGTCATACCCATTCACTGTTTGGATGTCCGAAAGTGGTTTCTATCCTTCTTATAAAAAAGGATACATCGTTATGAAGCGTGGCAAAGAAGTGGCAAAGATTTCTTTAATAGAAACAAAAAAAGGTTTCGAAATGAATGAAGTCTGTCAAAAAAGATTTACTTCATTTTGCCGGGTTTGGATGAATAAGGATAAACGTTTTATTAACCAGCTTCGAATGCGTGGCATTTCTAATTCAATGAAATTCAGTTATCAAAAGGTGGCAGCATGACAGATTTGTTAAGAAGTGAATTTGAGGAACTGCCAGAGGTTAAGCAATGGATTGAGAGATTAATCTATGGTGATAATTCTGAAGTTTACATAATGGTAGATGAAACAGAAGAAAATAATGCCATTGCTACATGGATAAATGGAGCATGGTTTGCTTGGAAATTAAAAGCCAAAGCTCAGGCGGTGCCAACTTGGATCAGCGTTAAAGATGAAGAGCCACCATTAGATACATCGGTTCTTATTTGTTGGGCAGATGCTCCTGATGTTACCCCAGAACAAGACTATATGACTATTGATGAGGATTTAAATAGCGTATGGGCAAATTATCAAAATGACCCACCTTCTCACTGGATGCATTTTCATAGTGTGCCAAACGTATCTGGAGCTGCTAATGAGTAAATCGACATTATGGGCTGTTGCAATGCGACCTGAAGGTTACTGCCCTTTTAAACAAACCCCAGCAACTTCTAAAGAGATAGCTGAGAGAGCTGTTGAACGTTATAGAAAAATGCATGAAAAAGAAGGCAACAACTTTTTCTTAGAAATTTTCGATGATGTGATCAAAGTCCAGAAATGGCACGGTTCCCGTAAAGATCATATTAAAAATCTATTTTATGTAGAAAGTTGGTTTAGTGAACCTATGTACCAATGCTTTGATTTGAAGACAGCTGAACGTGTTTTTAAATTTGATGAAATAGTAATTTGCTACAAGAAAGGTTCTGCCCCTCTTGTAACCAAAAGCTTTGATGAAGCAAAACTATTTTATGGATATGGAGCTGAGGAATGAAATATCAAATACAACCAACACAAGTACCGGATGATTTAAATAGCTGCTGGTTCCATCCTGATATAGAACTACATGACACAATTGGAGAGCATGCTGAGTTTTATACAAAAGAACAATGGGCACAACTGCAAAAGAACCTTGGTGTTTCTATAAAAATCGAAAACCTTGACTATTGGGATATTGAAGAGATTCCAGAAGATAATCTTTGTGATTGGTCCAACTGGAAGCCGCAGCCACCACAAGAAGGCTTATTTCTAATAGCAGCATTTGATTCAGAAAATGGCCCTGTTCTTTGGTGGGCAAACCCTAAAGCGGAAAGTAAGGAGGAGTAAATGTTAAAAGATCTGAGAAATCTATCTGATGCAGAGCAACAAGAATATTTGGATCGCTTCATAATGGCTAATGAAGAACAGAAGTTTCCTCAAGAGGTTGTGGCACTTTATTTAGATTGCTCGCCTTGGACATTAGCTAGAATGCGTTGTGATCAATCATCACTGCCTTTCTCGAAAATTGGAAGACGTGTTTCATATAAAAAGAAAGACGTTTTAAAGTATGAGCAAAGCAGGACTGTGCTTAATACAGCGCAACTTGCAACTGTATAAGGATTCAGTTAAGAAATAATTGTAGTTTCCATGATAAATATTGGGTGACAAATAATTAAAATTGCAAAAAGTTTTAGTTGACACTTTTCAAAATTTGCAATAAATTTTGATTACCCAAATCTCTTTAGGACTTAATTATGGATTTATCGAAGAATCCCCCTCCAAGCTATTATGATGCATCACTGAATGATGAAACATTAAGCTTTTTTGCTAACCATATGTTAGAAGTTTTTTCACAAACTACTCAAGATCTTAGTAGAAAAGATGATGATAATTACACTATCAGTTGTGCAATTTTTGGAAGATGCCGTAATAGGTTTGCTCGTGAAATTCGTAGTGGTAATGCCCCATCTCCAACATATTTAGAAGATTCTTCAAATAAATTCACCTTTAAAATTGGAAACACACCTGGTATCCGTTTTTTTAAAGAATCTGATCATTTAAAACCGAAAAGACCAAACTTTTTTAAGCAAAGTTACAATCTAGAATTATTTGAATCTGATTCAAAAGTTCCTGTTTTTTGGCGATTCATTTTGGTTCCAGCTAAAACTGATGACGAAGAAACATTTATCGCTTTTGTTGGTTTTAACCAGAAATTACAGCCGATTACAGCTTGGACATCTAATAAGACTTCTAGATTTATTTTTGATCCAGCGGCTATATTGCCAGAACCAGCAGAATTGAAACGCTATAATATTGATGATCTATTAGCTGATGATGATTTAGATGATGCAAGCGGAATCAAGTAAATCTTCAACAGCAAATAGGCAAAAGTTGATGAGAAAATGAATACTTATTTTAATGGTCTAGAATTGCGGCTCTTACGTCAATTTAATCATTTGTCTTTAGAGGACTTATCAATTCATGTTGGTAAGTCACGCCAATTCTTGCATAAAATTGAAATGAACCAAGTTGTTCCTACACCTGATTTAATTGATGTACTTAGCAACTTCTTCAATGTAAAAACGGATATTTTTTACAGTTCTCATCCGATTTTACAAGAAGAACAAATCAATTTTCGAAGCAACAAAACTGCCAAAATTTTTACAAAGCAATCAGTGATCGCTCAGGGTGAATATTTAAAAAGGTTAGTAGAATTTATAGAGGCAAATTTAAGGCTCCCTAAGTATTCAATACCTTCTGTTGAATCTGTAAAGAATTTTCAAGATATTGAAAATGCTGCGCTTCAATTTAGAAAATATTTTAATTTAGGGTTGGGACCTATTAGCGATATGACTCAATTGACTGAAATGCTTGGAATTTTTGTAACTACTTTTCCAAGTGTTTCAAGCGAAGTCGATGCTCTTTCTATTGCATCTAAAAGACCAATCTTTGTTAATAACGAAATTAGTAGTACTTGTCGCCAGCGTTTTAATTTAGCTCATGAATTAGGACATCTTGTACTACATGATGGTTGTGTTACAGGTGACACTCTCACTGAGTCGCAAGCGCATCGATTTGCTAGTGCTTTACTTATTCCACAAGAAATGATGATTTCTCATTTCCGTAATTGCTTTAATGGTAGATTTAATTGGAATAAATTAAGTGAGATGAAAACAAATTGGAAAATAAGTAAGGCAGCTTTGCTCTATAGAGCTAAATCTTTAGATCTTTTAAATGAAACAAGTTATCGTAGTGGCTTTATTCATTTGAAGCGTACTGGTGAGGCTATTTTAGAGTCAGAAGATCATGAAATACCTAAAGAAGTTCCAACTTTACTAAATACATGTTTCAAAGCTTTAAGTAAAAAAGGAATTTCAGCAATTGATATAGCTAATGAATTAAATATATCTCTAGATCTATTAAATAAAATTACGCAATTAGATTTACAGCCACAAAATCCTTCTAAACTTAAATTAGTTATTTGATTAAAGGCGGTTTAGACCGCCTTTATTTCTTTTAATCTTTCTGCCCAGACAGATTGGTAATTAAAGCAATCAATCTTGCCTTGATAAACCGCCTCAATCATATTCATCGAAGCTCTTAATTCCTCATCTGGAATTTGAACATAACCACCTGTCACATCAATTCTTGGTTTAGCCGTGTGATTAAGAAGTCTTTTTGTCACATAAATATTAAATCTTAAAAGGTTGCATATAGTGGCAAATGTACGGCGGAAATCATGCATTGAAACGTAATAGTCAACTTCCTTACCCACTCTATTCAATAATGTATCTACCTTAGTCGCATGCATATTCCACGAAGTAGGCATCTTAGTAGCTGGGAAAACCCAATCGTTTTCTCTTAATAACCAACGTTCACGCAAAATACTGTGTAGATGATCACCAATAGGAAAAGTATGATCTGAACCATTTTTGGTATCTCTAAAAGTTAAGGTACCATTTTTAATATCTACATCAGCCCACTTTAGACAACATGCCTCCTGTTTACGGCATCCCGTATACATGCACATCAATACGATATCCCGATGCGTGTTTGACCTAGCAGTATTTTCCAGATTCAACTCATCTTCATAATGAAGCACCGCATTGTAATATTTGTGAATGATGTCTTTATGGAGATGTCTATCCCTACTTGCTATTTTATTCCAACCTCTTGTTACGGAAATAATGTCAACTGGATTACTTTTAAGGATCGGGTTCTCATCTGTTGAATAAAGAACATGAATATACTTCCATAAAGTACCTAAAAGAGATACAGCACCATTTGCTGACGACTCACTTACTTCTGATACCTCAATAAATCGATCCAATACTTCTTGCTTAGATATCTGGAAAAGCTTTTTGTTGCCCCACCCTAAATATAAATCAAAGTATTTATGGTATTGCCTAATTGTTTTCGGCCTAAAGTCATTTCTATCAATATAAATTTGAAGAGCTTCATTCACTGTAATATCTAAAGGATTAGCAACATTCTTTAATTTGATAGGCTTTTCATATTCATTGTTTGAAATTTTCGCCAGAATCATCTGAGCTTTTGCTCGAGCATTTGTTGCAGGAATATCGGTGGTTTTACCAATTGTCACTCGATAGAGTTCACCTTCATGCCTCCTTTCAACAATATAGGTTTTACTTTTATTAGTTACCCGAACAGCAAAACCGATCAGTTCTGCATCTCTATATATTTTTTGACCTTTTTCAGTTAATGGAATAGCATCAACAGTAGATTTGTTGAGTTTCATGTCTTAAACCTGTTTTAGCGAACTTTGATTTAACCATGTTTCTCAACAGTCTACAAATAGTCTACAAGCGTTTTTAGTTAACCATAAAATACGTCATTTTCTAACAATAAGCCTTTGTTTTAATTCACTTTAATAAAAATACAAAAACCACAGGCGTATTATAAAAGAAGTAGAATCCGCCTAATCTGGTTTGGATTGTAAATGGTTGGAACAAGACTTAAACCTTTGTACTTTCAATAGGTTAAAAATTTCAGATAGCTGTATATGAATGTATTCATTTGCTCACACTTATAGGATGCATGTTTTTAAGCCCCATACATATCAACTTACTGACTTTCGTAATTCTATCATTTCTAACAGATGCAAATAATGTATTAAATGAAATACTTCAGGTTATTAGTTTATAGATGGGCTGGATTTAAAGTATTAAAAAAGCCTATTCATATGTGAATAGGCTTTTTAGTTTTTATCAATTATTCGTCTTACTATGAATACAAGTTATGCTAACTTCTTTGCTTCTAAGTAGTGAATATCAGCAATTTGTGCATCCCAAAACTCATTCCATAAAGCACAATAATCCATACAAAGCGTTGTTAAGCTCTCATAGTCTTCTTTAGTTATTGCTTGCGCTAACGCAAACCAGAGATCATCTTCATGATCATCATCTGCTGCTTCTGAGGTTTCGTCAGTAGATACCCCATGAACATGGTAATAGCCGCCACCTTCAACATCCACGCCAATGGCTTTAGTCGCTTCACGAAGTGGTGGGCTAAAAAGAATCACTTCTTCTTCCGCTACTGCAAGTAAAGCAACTACTTTAATATAACTATCATAAGATGATTCTAGAAAATTTCTTACCTGATCTGCAATTTTTGAAGGTTGATACTCTCTACGGTCCTTCTCACTCAAACCATAATCATTCAATAAATCTTCATATAAAGGATAATGTGCATACTCCGGATTACCTAGATAATAATTGTCCGGGTCTGTTCCTGGTCTGAAACCAAATTCATCAAGTACATTTAAACTTAATAAAACACGTGGAAACATTTTAGCTCCAGAATGGAGTTTAGGCTCCAATTGTTTTGTCTGGAACTGGGCCATTAATAAGGCATCAGTAAAGATCTGAACAATCGCATGACGATATTCTAAATGAATTCTTGTTAAAGTGAATTTATCAAGCAATCCATTATTTAAAACTTCGATCGCCGGATGCTTACATACTGGTAATTCAGCAATTCTCGCTCTTAATTGTTTGAGAAATTTTAGATTTTCTTCCCACTGTTCTGTAGGAATACTATTCTTCATCCCCAGTAATGCCTTTTGTCTTGGATTATCGAAATCTTCAAATTTTTTTGACATAATCATTCTCAATAACAAATTAATTCTTATAGTTAGGTTATGAGTTCCCCATTATTTTAATCGTGCATTCATTTGCTACTAAATAAAATTGTATACTCATCCCTAAACAATTTGATATTAGGTTTATTATTACTACAAATCAATGGATAATTTAATGAATTTTTTTAATGAATCAAATAACAATTAATATCGAAAAATACTATTTTTTTAGGCTCTCACATGTTGTATTACATTAGCGTTTTCAATATGATTAAACTGACTTTTGCCAGAGCACTAGCCTTAAAAAAGAAACGGATTTCAAAAGATTTACTACGGGGAAATCGATGTCAAAAAGAGACACTATTATAAAAACAGCAACTGCCCTTTTTAATGAAAAAAGCTATAACTCTATTGGAGTGGACAGAATTATTGCTGAATCCAATGTTGCAAAGATGACATTCTACAAGTATTTTCCTTCAAAGGAAAAGCTAATAGAATCATGCCTTTACAAAAGGAACTCTGATATACAGTCTGCTATATTAGAAAGAATCAATACCAATGACCTACCTTTAGTTCAACTCAGAAGCTTATTTAATTGGTATATTGACTGGATTTACACAGAAGACTTTAATGGATGCTTATTTAAAAAGGCAACTATGGAAGTAGTACAACGGCGAATTCAAACATGAGGTGCGACAGTTTGAAAAGTCTTATGATAATCAACAAGCTGAGCAAATT